AATTAATTAGAACATAGACGCATACAGTCGACGGCCTAGAGACTATGTTCGGAAAACTAGGAGGATATAATTATGGCAAAAACTACATTTTCAGGACCGGTCATTTCTAAAAATGGCTTTACAAGCACAGGCCCTGACATGGCTATCAGTTTAACAGCTGATACAACTTTGACAGTTGCTACACACGCAGGTAGAATTTTACTTTGCAACGATGCTGATGGTAAATTTACTTTACCAAGTATCAATGTAAACAGTAACGGTGCTACTGCAGGTGATACTGACTTCAATAACTTAAACAATATCGGTGCATCTTTTCACTTTTATGTGGAAACAGCTGCAACTGATATGGACATCAAAACAGACGGTACTGATAAATTTAAAGGTGCTATCATGATTGGTGTAGATGATGGTTCGAAAAAAGCTTTCGTTCCAGGCGCAACTAACGATGTTATTACTATGAATGGTTCTACAAAAGGTGGAATCGTTGGTAGTGTGGTATCTTTCACAGCGATTGATACAGCTACATACTTAGTCCACAATTCTTTATTGATTGGATCAGGTACAATAGTAACACCATTCGCAGACGCGTAATAAGTAATTAGTGTGGGTCTTCGGGCCCACACTTTAATAGGAGAAAAATATGAGTTCAGATCAGAAGTTTACAAATATCGCTAGCACAGGACAGGTAAAAACTATCTCTGGTGGATCAACTAACATAGGCCCATGTAGAGTTACTTACATTCAAGCTGCAGGAGCAGCTTCGTCTGTTGTTGTGTTAAGAGATATTTCATCTGGTAGTACGGGAGCTAAAGTTTTTGAAGCTGATTTTGGAACAGAGGGTTTAGATATCTATGTTCCAGGAAATGGTATCAGATTTGAAAATGGTGTTCATGCAACCATGACAAACACAGGATCTCTTACTATCGGTTATACTGGCTAAGGAGATTAAATGGCTAACACTACTTCGGGAACAGCTACGTTCGACAAAACTTTTGCTATTGATGAA